CCGCGACGAACGACGCGGCTCAAGCCCTGTCACTTGGCATATCAGCGACAAACGGTGTTGCTGAAGCTCTGGCTTTGTCGGCAACGGCAACGAATACGGCTCAGTCCGCTTTGAACACGGCACAGACA